TAACAATCCATCTCCTTGTATTAGAACTTATTACAATGGTTCTTGGGGTTCATGGGTTGTTGGACTTACGTCTGCAAATATCAATAGCCAATCAGTAGTAGCAAAAGCATGGGTAAATTTTAGTTGCCCATCATCAACTGTTACTGTTAATGGTTCTTTCAACATCTCTAGCGTAACAAGAAGCGGTGGTGGACAATATACAGCTTCTTTTACAAATGCAATGTCAAGTACAAATTACGCAATAAGTGGTGGTATTTGTTCTGCCTACGGAGATGGAAATTCAATGCTTATTTTTGGTTATAACGGAAATGTTCCATCAACTTCTTCGTTTCCAATAAATACAAGACAAACGGGCGGAACTTTTGCTGATATGGGCAATTATATTTACGCTGTAGTGTTTAGTAATTAAAGGAAACAAAATGCAAGTAATTATTTATACAACCCCTAATGGCAATGTTGCCGTAACAGTACCAACAGGCGAATTGCCTATTAATGAAGTTTTAGCAAAAGACTGCCCTGCTGATGCAATTATCGTTGATGATTCTATTCTTCCACAAGGTGCAGATGCACAGTTCTTTGACGCATGGAAGCTAGATGGAGATAAAGTAACTGTAGATTTGCCAACAGCCAAGGCTCATAAACTAGCTCAATTTAATGCTGCTGCGGTTCAAGTAGCCCAAAAACGTCAATTAAATACTTTGTCTGGTATTGCCAATACACCAGATGACACCGCTTTTGTTGCTGAATTGACTGCTGGTCGTGATGCTATTGCAGCTGCTACCACAACAACTGAACTTTTAGACATTATTAATCCAGCATAATGTTTGGAATCTCGTCTTTTGCTGCATTCGGCCCAACCGCTTATGCTCTTTTAATTAACAAAAATTTTAGTTTAGCAGAATAATTTAGGCAGTTATAGCTTTTTTGCGTATTAGTAATAGTAGTATAATATAGGTTCGTATGAACTTTTAAGGAAGACATGAAATACAGCATTGTAATACCAACTTACAACAATTGCGAGAAGTATTTAAAACCATGTGTGGACTCAATTATCAAGTACACCAACATGGACGATGTAGAGTTAGTTATTAGTGCTAACGGATGTACAGATAACACCGAAGCGTATTTAAACTATTTAAAGACTGCAATCCCCAATTTAAGGTGGGTTTGGAGTGATAACTCAACAGGGTTTGCCAAAGCAACAAACGCTGGTATTGAACGTTGTAATGCTGACAGAATTGTATTACTTAATAATGATACAGTCATTCTTGGCGATAAGTGGTTAGAAAAACTGGACACGGGTGACATCTCCGCAGTTTGGACACAATATTCTCAGATCACCCAGCGCCGTTTTGCGGTGTTCTTTTGCGTAATGATTGATAAAGAAGTCTTTAATAAGATTGGACTTATTAACGAAGACTTTAATATAGGCGGTTGTGAGGACATTGATTTTTGCTACCGTGCTGAAGAGGCTGGGTTTAAAATTACAGCTAACTGGGACGACGGGTCATTCCCAATTTACCATAAAGCCGAAGGAACAGTACATGATCCAGAGCTTGTATCAGATTGGAATAATAAGTTTTTATTAAACGAACTTAAATTAGCTAAGAAGTACAACAAAGAATGGTATTACTGGCGCCTGTCAAACAACTACGAGCGAGCAGTATTCTTAAAAGATGATGCGGTGTTTCCGCGCGAGACACAACGCTACGAATGGGCAGCACAAAATGTGTTAGATGGCTCGGTGCTTGAGATTGGATGCTCTACAGGGTATGGATACCAGTTCTTAAAGAGCCCAGCATATATTGGATTAGATTACGATCCAATCATTGTGGATGTGGCTAAGAACCAAGAGTGGTCCGACAACGCATCGTTTTACCAAGCTGATATCAATACGTATGAGCTAGGTCAATATACCAACATCATTGCATTTGAGGTCATTGAGCACTTAGATAACGGCTTAGAGATTGTTGAAAAGTTAAAACAGCACTGCAAGCGCTTATTGATTACAGTGCCTTGGAATGAGCCCAAAGGGTTTTGGGGTGAGCATCACAAATTGCACGGTTTAAATGAAAGCCATTTTCCTGGCTTTAAGTTTGAGTATATCAATCATAATGGCGATATCTCTAGCCTACCGCAGGCAATTGACCAAAACAATCCTAGCAATTTGATGATCTGCAGGTGGGACAATGAGTAAAATACTTTGTTCTATAGCAACTAGGGGGCGTTATTTTACAACACTGCCTTTAGTATTAAATGCTGTTATTAACCAGACTAGACCGGTTGACAAGCTAATAGTGTTTGATGATAACGACGAGCCGCAGGACATGCGGAAAGAGATGATTTACCAATACTTTTTCCAGATGTTAGATCAAAAAGGCATTGAGTGGGAGTGGGTATATGCTGACAAAAAAGGTCAACACCACATCCACCAAAGAGCAAACAGCATGGGTTATGATTTAGTTTGGCGCATTGATGATGATGCCATACCAGAGCCTAACGTACTTGAAAACTTAATTAAACATTTTGATGTTGGTGTTGGTGCGGTAGGTGGCTCGGTGTTAACCCCTCCCTACTTGCCAGACACCAGTACAATATCTGGCGCAATTGATAACATTGATTCTGAACCTAACATTCAGTGGGGCAAAATTGAACAAGTCAAGCAAGTTGAACATTTACACTGTACTTTTTTATACCGCGCTGGTGTGTGCGATTATAATCTTGGTCTATCGCGCGTGGCCCACCGAGAAGAAACACTGTTTACATACGGTCTGCATCGAAAAGGTTATCAGATACTAGCAGTGCCCAATGCAGTAACATGGCACATGAAAAACCCGCAAGGTGGGATTCGTAGTGAAACAAGACGAGAGATGTTTGAGCACGATGAGCAAATATTTAAAAATGTTCTCAAAAACAGACACCATACTATTGTGGTGCTTAATTGTGGTCTCGGGGATCACATTGTTTTTAGTCATGTTTTGCCTGCTATATCTAATCCCCTTGTGTTTACATGCTATCCTGAAGTAATACCAGGTAAGTCAATAGCTGAAGCGTTTGAGTTATTTGGTGACATTGAGCCATATAACATCTATAAAAAGATGGATCAGTGGAAGTGGAATGGCAGCTTAGAAGACGCATATCGAAAGATGTACTTATGATTATCATAGCACCGTATGCGCAGAAGTTAAGAACGGGTAAAGAAAACCCAAAAAACTACCCGTATTGGAAAGAGTTAATTGAGATGATTGACGAGCCCATAGTACAGGTTGGTGTCGAGGGTGAGCAGCAACTAGTGCCTGACTTTAGGAAAAATTTACCAATCTTCGAGCTACGCAAGTTGCTTAAAGAGTGCCGTACTTGGATTGGTGTAGATAGTTTTTTTCAGCACCTTGCATGGGATGAAGGTGTGCTAGGAATTGTGTTGTGGGGTCCGTCCGATCCATTGATTTTTGGACATCCAGAGAATATTAACCTACTAAAAGACCGATCTTATTTAGTAGGCAATCAGTTTATTTGGTGGGAAGCCACCGAACATAGTAATGATCGGTTTATAAAACCAAAAGAAATCATACCGCATTTAAAGGAATAAAATATGGCTCAATCCGGCTACACGCCAATTAGTCTTTACTACAGCGCAACGTCTGGCGCAGCGCCAACGTCCGGCAACCTTGTCAATGGTGAGTTGGCTATCAACATCACTGATGGTAAGCTGTACTTTAAAAATACCAGCGGCGCTGTTACGCTGTTAGCCTCTGCGGCTGGAGCAGTAGCCGCGACTAATCTTTCTGGTGGTACATCGGGTCAGATTCCTTACCAAAATGGTCCAAGCTCAACAACCTTCATGGTTGCGCCAACAACCGCCAGCACTTACTTAGGCTGGAATGGTAGTGGCTTTTACTGGTCAAGTACCACCGGAGTGTCTGGCTATAGTGGCTTTAGTGGCTACAGTGGTGGCACCGGCACAAATGGAGTATCTGGTTACAGTGGCTATAGTGGCTACTCTGGCAGCGGCATATCTGGTTACTCTGGCTACAGTGGCGCTACGGGCACAGGAACATCAGGCTATAGTGGCGTTAGTGGCTACTCTGGCTACTCTTCATTTTCAGGTTTTAGCGGCTTTAGTGGATACAGTGGAGTGTCTGGCTATAGTGGCTTAGGTTTATCTGGTTACTCTGGTATTTCTGGATACTCTGGAGCAACATCATCGTCTACTGCTAACTCAGTAACATTTAATTCCAGCGGATCTGGCGCAAGCTCTCCTACCTCGTTTAACGGTAGTGTGGCTCAGACTATTTCATACAACACAATCGGCGCTCCCGGTATTTCTGGTACTAATGCAACTGGCACCTGGCCAATTAGCATTAGCGGAACAGCTGCTACGGCAACCAACCAGTCTGGTGGTACCGTAAGCGCAACCAGCATTGCGTACAGCACCACGCTAACTGGTGGTACGGGCATTGTTAATTTGGGCTCTGGTCAGTTTTATAAAGACGCTAGTGGCAATGTATCGATTGGATCAACTTCTACTCCAGCAACCTTATATGTTAGGGGTGGTAACTCAAACAACCTATCTATTGACAACGGTGGTCAGCAGTTTACTACTGTTTCTTTGTACAACAATGGCACCGAAAAGGCCCAGATGTACTGGGATCAGACCAACACGTTGTTTGTGTTTGGTACCGATGTTAGCGCACCAGTAGTATTTAAAGCAGCTACGGTAGAGCGTATGCGTATCTCTAGCGCTGGTGGTGTGTCAATCGGCACAACTACGGACGCTGGCGTAGGTAATTTATTGGTTAACGGTACAGTAACGGCATCAAACCACATTGGTCCTGGCACTGGACTAACTGGTACTGCATCAGCTTTATCTATTGGTGGTAACGCTGCGACAGCCACAACAGCTGCTAACGGAGGCGTTACTTCAGTAAATGGATTAACAGGAGCTGTAACTGTTTCAAACCTACCTGGAATTTTTGCGCAAAAATTTACATCATCAGGCACATTTACTATTCCCGCAGGAGTAACGGCTATAAAAGTAACACTTATTGGTGGTGGAGGTGGTGGTACTAGTAATAACCAAAATAATGGTGGTAGTGGTGGAACATCTTCTGTAGGCAGTATTAATGCGTATGGTGGTGGTGGTGGTCCGAGAGGTGATATTGGATTTGGAACAGGATCTACAGGAACTTTAAGCGGAGCATACTTTGCAATGTCTAAATTTCTTGATCAAAATGGCTCAGATGTTTATGGAACTGGTGGTGTTTCAGACGGCACTGGAGGATCTGGTCTACAAGGTTTTGGATATATAACTGGATTAACTCCTGGCGGATCAATATCGGTTGCTGTTGGTGGAGGTGGTGGTGGTTATGCTGCACCCAGTGGAACTGCTGGATTTGTATTGATAGAATGGTAATTGGAGAAATTATGCTAAAAGAATTTATAGTTCAAAATTATTTGATTATTGAAAATAATGTAGTTACCAATATAGTAGTTTGGGATGGTAACACTGCCACTTGGACTCCTCCCGCTGGGTCTATTGCATTAGTGCAAGCTATAACTCCTGCTTTGGTTTGGCAATTAAATACAGCTACACCACCTGTTTATGTATTAACTCAGGTTATTGGTGCAGGTAGTGTTGGATTTACTTGGGACGGTGAATCAGTAGTAACCAACCTGCCACAACCTACTGTCCCGCCTGTAACCCCATAAAGATTAAACATAACATTCGCAGAAGATAAGTATTAATTTTAATTAACTAAAGGAATCAACATGGCATTAAATGACACAATCACAACAATCGAAGCTGAATTAGAAACCCTCAAAGCTGAAGTAACCCCTGCCGCTGTTCAAACAGAACCAGAGATAGTTGTTCCAGCTACCCCAGAGCCACAAGTTCACCAAGCTCCTGTTTCCCCAATCCTGCAGATGGCTATCGACCAAGCTGCCCAACGCCTAGCCAGAGAGACTGCAAAATAAGATGGACTTACAATCCTTTTTTAACATGGTCCTTCCGCTGGTCTTTGTGGCCATCGGCTGGTTTTTAAAAGAGCTCTGGACTGCGGTCCAAGCTCTGAAAATCGACCTACACGACCTGCGCACACACTTAGCTGAAAACTACATGCACAAGGACGACTTCACCACCCGCTGGGAAGAAGTCTTGAAAGCTGTTCACCGCATTGAAGATAAGCTAGACGAGTTGCGTAGCTCAAAATGATTAAAAAGGTCTTCAACGACCTCTTGACCGGAGCAGACAACCAGACCCACGACATTGCGCGTTGGTCTTGGATGATCTCGCTCTTTGCTGTACTCTTTGGTGCTGGTTATGAAATGGTTCATAATGATATACCAGCACTAAGAGACTTTGCCGAAGCGGTGGGTATCATCGCTGGCGCCCATGGCGCGGCAGTTATGTTAAAGAAGGATGCAGAACCGCATGTGGAAAACCCTCCTAACTAATATTACCAGCCTAGCTGGCGGTATTTATATTTACCTCATCGTGGCAGCAGCATCTGCCGCAGTTACCGGCTATGCAGCCTATAGCTGGACATCGGACTACTATGTTGCT